AAGGAAAAGGTAATTGTATCAGTTTGGTCAAAAATAAACTCATACAATCTAGTACCAAAATCAGGTAAATAATATCTACTACCTTTACGTGTTAAAATTAAATGTATTAAGTTAGATCTAACTTCTCTTTCAGGTGTTTCGGTCATTTTTAAATAATCACCTTTTAAACTATCTCTAAAAGGAAAATCTAATCCATATTTTACTGCCATATCAATAAATATACTAATTATTAAAATGGTAATAAATAAAAAAAATCGCGACACTGTTATTTTCACAATGTCGCGATAATAAACATTATCGGTATTCGCCCCCTGTATTCCCGAAAATAGATGCTTGAGGTCGGCCTCAACCTTTAAGGGAGCCACCTATTATGAACCACATCCCTCACACTCAAACGGCGAATCAACAGGTTTAATTGAAACCATTTCAACTTCAGGTGTTTGTTCACTAATAATGGTTTTAACTTCTATTTGTTGTTCAATAGGTTTTGATGTTGATGTGTCAATTCCTAATCCTTTTAATGCATCAACAGCCGCTCTCGTTCTTAGATAATACATACCAGTTTTAAGACCTAATTTCCAACCATATAAATGTGCTGCCAATAATTTGGCTTTAGTTGCATTGTCAATAAATAAGTTTAGTGATTGTGATTGATCAATAAAAATTGATCTATTGGCTGCCATCTGCAAAACTCTCTTTTGTGACATTTCCCATACTGTCTTATACACTTCTTTAATACTGGTCGGTATTTCAGGAATATTTTGCACTGAACCATTTTCCATTATTAATTTCTTCTTTATGTCTTCATTCCACAATCCAATTTTAATCAAATCTTTAACCAAATGTTTATTTATCACAATAAATTCACCACCTAAGGTTCTTCTTGTATATAAATTGGATGTAAAAGGTTCAAATGCTTCATTATTACCAAGTATCTGAGCAGTAGATGCTGTTGGCATTGGTGCAACTAATAATGAGTTTCTAACGCCGTATTTTACCACTTCTTTTCTCAATTTTGTCCAATCCCAACGACCAGATAGATCACTATCTTTTTTATTCCATAATTCAAATTGGAAAACCCCTCTTTCAATTGGTGAATTATATATAGAATCATATGGTCCATATTTTTTCGCTAAATCATTTGATGATGTCATAGCGGCAAAATAAATTGTTTCAAAAATTTCTGTTTGTAATTTATCTGCTTCTTCACTTTCAAATGGTAATCCTAAAATACAAAATACGTCAGCCAATCCTTGAACACCTAAACCAACTGGTCTGTGTTTCATATTAGATCTTTCAGTTTCCACTGTTGGATAAAAATTCAAATCAATAACGTTATTTAAATTTTTAACCACTTGATATGTGTATTCATATAATAAATCATGATTAAACTCATCATCAACAATATACTTAGGTAATGCAATCGAAGCCAAGTTACAAACAGCTTGTTCATCAGGTGATGAATATTCTAAAATCTCTGTACATAAATTAGATGACTTAATTGTACCTAAGTTTTTTTGATTTGATTTATAATTCGCAGGATCTTTATATAACATATATGGCGTTCCTGTTTCAATTTGCGCAGTTAAAATTGCGTCCATTAGCTTTCTTGCTTTCACAACTTGTCTTGCGCGACCTTCTTGTTCATATTTTTGATACAGTTCAGTAAATGCTTTGTTTTCAGGAGAATCGTACACATCAGATAGACCAGGAGCCTCATCAGGCGAAAACAATGACCAATCGCCATCAGATTCTACTCTTTGCATAAATAAATCAGGTGTCCACATAGCCAAAAATAGATCTCTTGCTCTTAGCTCTTCTTTACCATGATTTTTTCTTAAATCAATAAATTCAAAAACATCTGCATGCCATGGTTCCAAATATACAGCAAAAGAACCTTTTCTTTTACCTCCCTGATTGATCCAACGAGCAACTTCATTATATGTTTTCATCATAGGTAACAAGCCATCAGACATACCGCCAGTACCTTTAATGTACGCCCCTTTAGCTCTTACGTCATGAACATGTAGACCAATACCACCTGCCCATTTAGAAATTTTAGCAACGTCTTTGATCGTATCAAATAACCCGTCAATATCATCACCTTTATTACCAATTAAGAAACAAGATGACATCTGCGGTCGTCTTGTTCCCGCATTAAATAATGTAGGTGTTGCATGTGTATAAAAATGTTGTGATAAATCTTCGTATATTCTAATTGCTTCTTGGACATCATTTTTACAAATACCTACAGCAACTCTCATATACATGTATTGTGGCCTTTCAATTACTCGATTACCTATCTTCAATAGATACGATCTTTCCAATGTTTTAAATCCAAAATATTCGAAATTAAAATCTCGATCCATAACTATTGCCCCGTCTAACACATCACGATTTTCCATAACAAACTTATAAACATCGTCAGAAATTAATGATGATTCTTTACCCGTTTTTGGTTCTACAAAAGAATACAGTTCTTTAATCGCTTGTGAAAATTTTTTAGGTGTTTGCTTGTGGAGGTTAGATACAGATAATCTACCTGCTAACTTAGCATAATCAGGATGTGTTGGCGTCATCGATGCAGCGGTTTCAGCTGCAAGGATGTCCAATTCATTTGTTGGTATTCCGTCATATATACCCTGTGTTACTTTAAGTGTTACATATGTTGGATCAACGTATTCTAAATTTAAATCGTCACAAAACACATTAATTCTTCTAGTGATTTTGTCATATCTCATTTCCTCAAATGAGCCATCTCTCTTTTTTACTTTCATATCTATTAAAAATCAATATCATCAAATGCCGAATCAATATCATCTGCATTACTATTATTAACGCCTGCTTTTTGGTATTCAGCAACTCTTTTTTCAAAAAAGTTAGTTTTACCCTGTAGAGCGATATTTTGCATAAAATCAAATGGATTTTCTGAATTATATACTTTGGGTACATTTAATGAAACTAATAATCTATCAGCAACAAACTCAAGGTACTGTTTCATTAAATCGGCATTCATACCAATAAGTCTAACTGGTAATGATTCAGTGATAAATTCCTTTTCAATTTCTAACGCACCACAGATAATTTCTTTTATCCTATCATATGATAATTTATTATCTATATGGTTATTATATAAATGACACGCATAATCACAATGCATGCCTTCATCTCTTGAGATTAATTCATTTGAAAATGTTAATCCAGGCATCAAACCTCTTTTCTTTAACCAAAAAATGGAACAAAAAGAACCTGAGAAGAAAATACCCTCCACCGCAGCAAAAGCGATCAGTCTTTCAACAAAAGAATCTGATTCAATCCATTTAATCGCCCATTCTGCTTTTTTCTTAATAGCAGGAATGGTGTCAATTGCATTAAATAATTTATTTTGTTCTTCTTTGTCTTTTATGTACGTATCAATCAACAATGAATATGTTTCACTATGTATATTTTCCATCATAATTTGGAATCCATAGAAAAACTTAGCTTCTGTATATTGAACCTCGTTAACAAAATTTTCAGCTAAATTCTCATTAACGATACCATCGGATGCCGCGAAAAACGCCAAAACATGTTTGACAAAATGTTTTTCATCATCATTTAATCTATTTTCCCAATCTGAAATATCCTGTGCTAAATCTATTTCTTCCGCAGTCCAAAAACACGCTTCTTGTTGCTTGTAAAGCTTCCAAAGATCGTGGTGTTGAATTGGGAAAAGGACAAAGCGCCCAGGATTTTCTTGTAAAATCTTCTCAGTCATATCTTTTTTTTATTTTAATTGTTGTTTGGATTTCTTTCTCTTCTTTGTTGTGCTGCCCTATAAACTTCCTGCGCACGATTTGCTCTTTCTTTAACTTTTTGTTCTTCAAAACCTAAAAGCGTATTCTGTGTGTCAGTATCAATTACAAGGAATTCATTATCAAATTTACAATTTTGCATCACAATACCATCACTACCGATTCTTGATTTTACTAACGTTAGTGTAGCTAACTTATTTTCCTTTTGTTCCAATGTTTTTGCTATTGACAAAATCACGTGAGCAATTTGTGCTTTTTTAATTGAACCACCCATTTGATCACCAGTAACGATTTCTGAAGATATCGATTCTCTATTCCCTTGTGTTGCTGTCCATATCGCGACATTAAACTCTGAGGTCATAGCTTCTAAACTTCTCATAATAGACCCTTCACCTTTCCATTCTTCACCACCATTCGATTTTTCAGGTGAAATACAATCAACATAGTCTATCAAAATCAAATCAGGTTTAAAACCTTCAGAAATCATTTTTCTGATTCTTGATCTAATATTGGATATTGTTGTACCATCACTTGGTAATTTAGTCAATTTCAGCTTACCATTTGATCTATTTTGTTGTTCGCGTACTTTCTCGATAACTTCCTCTTTATATAGTGGCTGTTCATCCGATTTAATATTTGACCAAATAGTATAATGTTTTCTTTTAATCTCACCTGGATTGTCTTCAAAATATATTTGAAGTACATTCTTACCATTATTATATGCCGTATTAGCAAATTTAGTAAGTAATGTTGTTTTTCCAGTTCCTGTTGGTGCTAATACAACACCAAGTTCGCCAATTCCTAAACCACCTTTAAGTAGGTTATCTAAACCTACAATACCTGTACTAATCGGTACTCGATAATCTTTATCCAAAACATCTTCAATATCGTCAAAAACATCCGTAGTTGTATCATCTATAATACCAACTTGTAATGCTTTTTGAATGATTGTCTCGATCTTGTTATATGACTCAAATTCACCATTATCGATTATATTTTGAACAAGTTTAAGTTCTTTTTTTAAATTTTGTTGTTTACAAAAATTAAGAGCAGTATCTTTTACATATTCATCATCTTTATCGATACCCTTAATTGCTTCAAGGGTATCGATATGGTATCTATTTGAACCTGTCGTGGTTTCTTCTTTTGTTATTTTCTGTGCCAACGTTTCATACGTTGGTATTTTAGCGTAACTTGTGTGTAATTCTTTTATGTTTTCAACAATATATCTGAAAGAATTATTATCAAAAAACTTACTTTCAAGTACATCGATAATCGTTTCTCCAAATTTTTTGTCCTCGATAATTGCTTTTATTAATTTTTGTTGAAATGAAATCCCTAATGTACCAAAATGTTTTTCTGACATGCGTTTGTTTTTTTATTAAAGTTGATAATTTAAATAAGTTGTTTCCAACTTAGTTGAAGACAAAATACTTGTTAGATCTGACAAATATTCTTTAAGTCTTGGTCGAACATCTACCGTATATCTTATCTTAGGATGATAATAATGTGCGGGAAATATTCTTGAAATAAATACTTCATCGTTTAGCTTAAGCTCCAACAAAAAATATTCTTTTTGTTCATTAAGGTCTTCTTCCACAACCTCTGAATTAAGAAAATAATTTTGATTTTCGCATAGATATGTTGATGTTTTTAATTTTAAATCATCACCAATTTCTTCACAAATATTTTTAACGTACTCATAAAGATCTAATGATCTCCTTGCTTGAGGATTATAATCTTTTACGTTAAAGAACCTTTGTACTACAATGTTTTCACCTAGTTTAAGTAGTAACTCGAATTTAGTAATGTCCTGTTGATTGTTCATAGTTTTTTATTTTAATTGTTCGTTTTTTGTTTTTTTCTTTTCTTGTTAATCTTAAGAATGGGTTTAAGAAGTTTACCCATGCATCGTCTGATTTCGGTAATACGTGAAATAAACCATCTTCCAACATCATTTTCATTGTATTTTTGTAAGAACGACCTTCTGGGTCCATTTCTTCAGTGATGAGTGTCTTTATTGATTCAACCGCATTATCAGTTAGTATTGGGTTATCTAATAATACGATTTTTTTATTAATTTCAAAAAACTCGTCCCCAAAAACACCATGTTTTGTTACACCTGTTAGAAGATTTTTTATTAAATTATTGTTTCTATTTTCCTCAAATAATAAATTACTTCTTTCAATTACGTAATCTATGGTTATAACTTGTTCATTAATTTCAGGAAATAATTTTTTTAAACTTTTTATTCCCATATTTCTAACGCCTGAAATATTATCTGATTTATCACCGCATAACATTTTTACTATTTTAACATTTTCGACCTTAATCTCTTCATGTTCGTATATAATTTTATCACCCAAATTATAAAGTTTTTGATGTGATGGATTATATACTTTAGTATTTTCAGATATTAATTGTGTTAGATCACCATCAGATGAAAATATTATTTTATTCTCATTTGGTGAATTTTGTGCGTAATATGCAATACAATCATCCGTTTCACAATATTCATATTCACCTTGCCTAACAAATAACTCCTCAAGATACTGTTTAACACGATTACGTTGATACCTATAAGAACTTAATTCTTCTTCTGTTCTTAACCTTTCTTTTCTATTTTCTTTGTAGAAACTGTAGATTTTCTTTCTGGACACTGATCCGTCCTCACCATCCCAAAAGACGACTATTTTATCTAAATGATAAGTTTCAAATGATCGTCTAAGTGTATTTAAAAAATGGTATATGGCCCCAATATGTTTTCCGTTATAGAAATGATTCTTGAGGCCATAAAACCCAATCGTTAATAAGTTATCACCATCAACGAGAAGTACATTAGCCATTGCTTATTCGTCTTCATATGGTGTACTTTCGATAACCAAATCAGATACATCAGATATCTTTTCACCAAACATTTGGCTAATGTAATCTAAATGTTCTTTTAGGTATCTTTCCTTCGATGCCTTTTCTTCAGCAGCATCTTTTGCTTTCATAAACCCATGTGGGGTTACCATAACCTTACCATCGGTATATTGGATACCGTTAATATGGTTTTTCATCAATGTTACCTTACTTCTAGTTGCAATTGCAATTGTTCTTTTGTTTTTAGTAACTGTAACTTTACCTGTACCTGCATTTTTTTCATTACCAAATCTAAAAACAAACGATGAGTTCAACCAAATTGATTCACCACCTTTTGCTTTGATTTTAGGTTGTCCAAATGGATTATCAGGTAATTCAACCCAAGGTTGGTTAACAATTATCAGCGTATTTGTATGAGGTTTATCTGCGGCTCTTGAACCTGAAATTCTCTGATTAATCCCCATGCCTATTTTATCAGATAAAACAGACGCATTGTGTTGTTTACCACCTTTACCGTCAAAGGTCATTTTACATGGTACTGAACCTACTGAATCCCATAAAAACAATAAATCGTAAGGTAATCTACCTTTATCTTGTTCGTCTAATAACTCATTAATGAAATCTGTAATCTGTTCAATATATTGAAAATCATTTCTAAATATGAATGGACCTGTATATTGTACTTCTCCCGTTTCAGGATCAACATCTTCTTCTACAGGTATACCCATTAACTTAGCATGACTAAAACTGAATTTTTGTTCAGTAATAATAAAGACAGGTAACATATTCTTCTTAATTGCGTCAGCAGCCGAACCAAGTAGTGCTGTTGTTTTTCCAGTATCCGAATGTCCCAAAAACATATTAATATGTCCTAAACAAGGACCTGGTAAACTCGATGCGTCTAAAAACGCATCACCTAAATCTAAAAACCTTTCGGCTTTAAATTTCATTTTGCTCGAATATTTGTTAATAATACTCGAAAAATCTTGTTTTTTTATTGCCATTTTTTTTTGTTGTTAGTGATTACCAACATAGACACTTAGGCATACTATTTGTCTATGTTGGTTTTCTTTAATTAAAAAGGTAGATCATCATCAGAATCCTCATCCATCTGAGGATCTACATACGTCTGCTTTTTAGGCGCACTGATTACTTCCTCAGCTGTTGAGTTAGAAACCCATTTACTAGTGGCTGTGTCCCATTTAGGTACTTCACCTCTTGCAACCATTTCAAGATAATCTTCACCTTTTTTAGAGTAAACGTCTGACCATACTAAATCATCTGTTAACCATTCATCAGCTTGTGCCTGAACAGCGCTCAATGGAGCAGGGTCTTCAGGTATGATCGAATTAATCGATGTATACTCTTTTCCTGTACCTGATTTAGTTAATGATAAAAATAATGTTAGATCTCTACCAGTTTCTGGATCGGTAATATCACCTTTCTTTTGGAAGATTGGGAAAATTTTGTCCAAAATGCCGTCTTGTTTAGCATTGTGTTTAAATCTCCAAAATTTAGGTCCATCCTGCTCGTGATCTCTATCAATCACTTTTACAATATAAAATTTTCTTGCTCTATAATTTCTTGCAAGATCCCGATCTGACTCAACGCCAGTCATCATCAAACTTTCATAAACCTCATTCAAAGGTGATCTTTTACCTTCTTGTTTAGGGTCATAAAGTTTTACCCAATTACCATCTACCTGTATTTCATGGAAATACACTTCAACAAATGGTGATGAACCATCTTTTGTAGGTAGAATACGAATTCTTCTTTCTTCTCCCTTAGAACCTTTAGGTAAAACAGTAGTAAAATACTTTTTCATCCTATCTTCTTGGGATACCTTGTTACCATTGCCACTTGTGGCGTTCTTGTTTTTTTCGTACTGTGCAAGTACTGAATTAAATACCGACATATATATATTTTTGTTTAGGTTTAATAAAATATATGAAAAAAGTCGGACTTAAAAAAATCCGACTCAAAAAAAAATTCTTATATGTCTCTTAATTTTGTGTAAGTAAATAACTTAGCTTGTTTGTTTCTGCGATCATTTCATCTATTATATTTAATAAATCACTATCGCTTTCATTAAGATTTTCTTTTATCAATAAAAACGTATCTACCACTACTTTTAATAAACTCTTATGATTTAATTCGTATATGTTAAATAATGGTATCTGTTTTTCATCATCAGAGAGTTTAAATCTACCATATTTACCAATAGCAACTTCCACAAACATATCAATATGTTTATCCATACTTGAATAGTACTCACCGAACGCTTCATGTCTTGCGTGTTTTTTAGTTTGCCAATGGTTTATTTTCATTTGAGTTTGTAACCCTAAAAGAAAATTAATATTAGAACTTAAATTCATTGTAATCTATTTCTTGATCAGGATTAAAAGTGTCTTTTATTCTTTCTTGTGAATAATCCATAACTTGATCTTTTGTTAGTTCATATTCATTTTTACCCGATGCTCTCATTTCACCTTGTTTTTTAGCAAAAAACTCTTGTGGTTTTTGATTAAATGGATATGAGTCTAATGATCTCATTTCTAATTTTTCAACCGCAGTAGGTTCCTTCATCATTT